GGGTCTACACCCAAAGAACCAATGGGGTGGGTTCTGGAAATCGTTTAAGGACGTTCCACACTTCCAGCGTGGCTGAAGGGGCTGGGATTGAACCAACATTCACGGAGTCAAAGTCCGTTGTCCTACCATTAGACGACCCTTCAACGGCTCAAATGTGCAACCTCGGCCTGTAGCGTCTTAATTTCACGCTCCAACACCTCGGCAATTTCCCACATTCCACGCTGGCGAATTTCTGCCAACGCAAATTGTACTTTTTGCGCCTGGTTTTGCCCGTATCCCCACGGCGCACGCTCTAATTCGGCTTTCCACGCCCCCGGTGGGCTGTCATTGTCTATCACCAGTATTCCCTCCCACCGCGCTTACAGGCCCACATGGGCGGGGGGACTCGCCGCCAGTTGTCGTGGTAAACCATCGTCCAGAACCGCCGTATACGCTTTAGGAGCCGCATAAACCCTCCACGCTATAGTTGGTACTCGGTGACTTCCAACCTTTAGGTAAATCGCCCTTAATCCATGAGGGGTCTACCCAACGCAATTTGTTGTTAGGCATGGCGACCCATTGGCCGCTATCTAAGGCGATGATGTGGTGATCCTTGGATTGGTCAGGCACTTCCGACCAACCGCCATTCGCCCAAAACACACTAAACAGGTACACGCCTGACCGTAGCACCTTGTCTCGGCAATATGCCTCTACCCGGTGGTTACGCAAAAACTGCATCTCGCGCACCTCACAAAACCGACTAAATGAATCCCACCACACGCAGACGTTAAGTGGTAGCGGGTCGCAAGGTTTGGAGCAAATCGCGTGGATTGGCATTCTTGCCCACATTGCACCACATTCCAGCATGACGCTAAACATCGGAACGCGCATTGGTTCCGCTCTGAAGCCAAGGACAGTGGCTAAGGTAAAGTGGCCGTGACCCTCTTGCTGATCGTACAAAAACTCGTTTCGGATATAAGCCGTGGTATACGGCGTGTCCACCATAAAACTCATATCAGCCCTTCTTTTTCTAGTTGCATGATTGTGCGTGCCATGCCGTCATAATGAGCCAAACGCAGTTCATCGCGTGATAAGCCGCTTTTATGTGTTTGCCCATCTATTTCTGCGTGACAATTAGAACAGCACCAGGCGCCAAGCAAATCAGGCGATTTCATGCCCATGCCGCTTACGCCTAATAGACGGATGTGCGCCAATACCACGGTTTCGTTGTTAAAGTTGCAGATGCCAGGTAAACGCACCATGCAGCCGCGCCCTTTGGCTTCTTTGCGTAGGCTCATGCGTAGTAAGCCGGTGTTAGTTCTGGCTTATGCGTTGCCATTTGTTCTTCCGAAGTCTGCTGCCGGGTGCGGAAAAACCCCTCATGCTCGGGATACGCCCTCATAAACCGACGCGAATAAAAGGCTCGGTAATTGTTGTTGAGTTTGAATGACGTTACCCCGTCACCGCCCACGCTGTCCTTTTCCCACCTAATGCGCTCAAAAATGGCGTTGACCGAATAGTTGCTGTACCCACGATCAATCATCTGAAACGTAAACTGTACAAACATATCCCACACCTCGGGATGCCGCTTGTGAAACTCTGTCACCTGTTGGCGCATTTCCTCATGTCTGTTCATACAATGGCTCCGGTATGACGATTCCCATATCCATGCAGCGATTCTCAAGGAACATAAGGTATTCGCTAAATTCTTGTTTAGTCAGCGCCGAGGATCGTTTGAGCGGGCGTGTGCGCTTACGCCCAAACCCTTCTAGCGTTTCCCAACCAAAGCATTCCCCAAGGAAGTATTCGTGTAAATCATCGCGTGTCCAACCTGCCAATGCCTCACCGCCGCCCTCAAGGATCGCGGGGTACGCTACGCCCCAGAGAAAAGCGTTTTGCTGATTGGTGCGGGGCTTTTTCCACTCGGTAATCTCTATCGTCCACGTTTTGTCAGGCGATAGTCCTTGCACCATGCGGATTGCCGCATTGGCTAATTGCTCTGGCGTAGTGCCTTTGGCGAATATGCGTTTCACGCGCTGGCCTCTAGCCACTCACGGGCGTATTCCACTTCCATGTAATCCCGAAACCACGGGCCGCCGCGTGTGAAATGGACAGCGATAGGGTTCGGGCAATGGTCTTTGGTATGCCACCCCTCAAGGTAGTTCCACGCAATCGGTAACGACCCTACTACGTCGTCCGTCAACCATTTGAATTGGTGCAAATACATCCCCGTTTCTCGGTTCACAATCTCAGGCGTTAGCGCCTTGACTTGTTCATGGCCGCAGTTGATAAACATGAAACTAGACCAGTTCTTTTTGGGGTAGCCATGTTGCGCCTTGTTGTCCATCTTGACCTTTTCAGGCGGCCTGTAATCGTGCTGTACAACAAAGCACGCTTTTGCCCCGTCCATGTAGTCGGTGATCGCAGCGATGTCCCCCCGAAAAAGAAAATCGCAGTCCATAAACACAGCCCAACCGTCGTAACCGGCGAGGTATGGAGTCAAAAACCGGGTAAACGAAAACTCCGTAGACGACAGCGGATCATGCTCACGCCAGTAAAGCCCTCGTTCCCGAAGTTCTGACTGTTTGATCGGTTGAATGTCGAGCGGGATAGAAGCGTGTTTCAGTAGGCTTTTGCGGCATACCTGGTACGCAATGTCCTCGCGGCTGTCCCAACCGATAAATACCCGTAGATCAGAATGGTGCGTCATCAAAGTCATCCCAATTGGTTTCTGTTAATTGCCTTTGGGGTGCTTTCTGCTCTATCACAACAGGCTGCCCCGCGCGACTTAACCGACCCTCGCCTTTGGCTTCAAATTTCAACGACATAAACTTATCGCCTGTCTTTCTGCTTTTCATTATCCAACCTGATACGTTCATGTCTACGTTGTTGATGACGCAGGAACCGCGATAGTCAGGCCGTTTTTCGTTGCCGGCTTTGTCATTTTTGAACAACACACCATGCATATTCGGATCGTAATTTTTTTTATCGTAATTCACAGGCTAATCTCCTTCAGTTTTGCCAATTTTTCTTCTAACTCTGCGAGGAACTTGCGCACCTCCGCTTCTAACTCGGCAATACGCTTATCGTCACGCGGAACACGCACAATCAGCAGTTGTAGATGCTCGGGTAAACGTGGGTCGTAACTGCAAAAATCTGCCCACGGCGCACCTGTGACGGCCATCTGCCATTGCATCTGGGTGACGTACTTTTCGGGCGGCTTACCCGCTAAAACGTACTCTAGGTGAGTGGCGGTGTTAGGCGCCTTAAATTCCACGACGGCATCACCCACAAAACCATCGGGAGAGGCACCCGAGCCGGGGATGTTGTGATGCGGGATAAACCCCACTTCCTCTACCAACTCGCCTGTCTTGGCGCTATACGCGGCCCTAGCGTGCGGTTCCTGCTCCGTACCCCATTCCATTGCGGCATTGCTAAACATTTCGGTGGGCTTGCCCGTGAGGCGTTCGCAAATCAACTGCGCCATGTAATTCTCGCGGGATGCGCCATAGCCACTCTTAGTCTTGGCTACTACGTCAGCCACGCGGCTGGCGGTTACTTTGCCGAGGCGTGCCTGTAACCATGCCTCGCGGTTAGCCTGTTGGTACGACTCCATCACGCAGCCTCCGGCCCGGTCAGTTCCTTTTTGCGTGCAGTAAACGCATCTATGTGCGTCATGCGTTGCTCAGTATTCAATCGCTTGTACAGCGCATTTAGGTCTGCGGCTGTTTGAACAGTTGCGATCAGTCCAAGCAAATTCTCGTCTAGTTTTGACGGTTCCTTTTTGCGGCCCTGCGCAGCCTCGGCGTCATCGTCAATCTGTGCAAGTCCCACAATAGCGGCCAACGCATAACGACGAGCGTAAGTGATGCCAGAGCCTTGGCCCTGCGGGCTGGCGTCTTTCATTAACACCGGCATCTCGCCCGCGATCCATTCACCGCTGCTGTGCGCTAACGTCGTCACCAACATTAGCCCTTGCTCTGATGCGCGGGTTGTCTGAATCACCGACAAACCGTTTGCGGCTAGTTGCTTACGGCAAGCGTCCCAACATGAGGCAAGGTCAGCATACTTAGATTTGAAAAACGGATTGCTGCTGTCTTTTAACGCACCCGTGATGTCAGCCTGGGCGTTGCTCAATGCGGCGGCTAATGCGCCAATGGTTTCACTCTGCATCGTCGTACTCCTTCATTTCTGCAATTGCGTTGTTGCAAGCGTTTATGCGTTCTTGTTCTTCACGTTCCTGCATCTCAAGGTCTAACTGATGCCACCACGACAGGTCATCTTGGAACGGGTTAGTTTCCATTGCGCACCTCCTCGGCAACCGTGCAGCCGCCGTCACAGCGGTCGGCAAATGCAGACATGAAATACACAACGGTTAGGGCAATAAGTAGAATAATTAAGCGATCTCTGTTACGCATGGTTCAAACCTCCCGAGCAGCGGAACGGATGTATTCGTGTACGGCGTTTTCACAGATGTCGTAGTCAACCGACGACATACATTGAAGGTCTGCTTTGATATGGCAAACAACGTAATCGTTGCGCTTGCCTGACCCTTCAGGGTAATAGCCGAGTAGCCATACGTTCTCAACGTAAACATTCTCAGCAAGGCCAACGTCAGGGTCGGCAGGGTCGTAATTAAATTCAATCTCTACTTCCCAGAGCGTGCCGAGTAAGTAAAGTTGGGTTTCACAAGTGTGAGACATATCTGTTGCTCCTGTTGTGTTTATCAACGAGGCATAGGATAGGTGCCTTGACAGGCCATGTCAACCCCCCTATCCTCTCCATCCATGAAACCGCAACAACTTATCAAGCAATACGGATCGCAATATGCCGTTGCCAAGGCTTTTGGGGTGACTCGGGCTGCCGTGCAGCAATGGGTAAAGGCAGGAAAAGTTCCAGAAGCCAGGCGTTGGCAATATGAGGCGGGCAAGGTCGCCCAACCTCGCTAATGCGGTATGGAAGCGTTTGCAGCGGCGTAGAGGCGGCTACCGTGGCGTGGCACCCCCTTGGGTGGCAGGCGGCGTGGTATAGCGAAATAGAGCCGTTCCCATGCGCTGTTCTAAAACACCATTACCCCACCGTTCCCAATTACGGGGATATGACCCAATACGAGGCATGGCTGAATGAACCAATCAACCTTCTTGTGGGAGGAACCCCCTGCCAATCCTTTAGCGTTGCAGGACTCCGAAAAGGACTGGCAGACCCGCGTGGCAACCTCATGCTTACCTACGGTGCCATTGCTAAACGCTATCGCCCCCGCTGGTTGGTATGGGAAAACGTCCCCGGTGTCCTGTCATCTAACGGAGGACGGGATTTTGGAACCTTCCTTGGAATGTTGGCAGAACTCGGGTATGGGTTCGCCTACCGGGTTCTTGACGCTCAATACTTCGGAGTGGCCCAGCGCCGCCGCCGTGTCTTTGTTATCGGACACCTTGGAAACTGGCAGCGTGCCGCAGCGGTTTTATTTGAGCGCCACAGCCTGCAAGGGCATCCTGCGCCGAGCCGAGAAGCGGGGCAAGAAGTTGCCGGAACAATTGCAGCGCGCTTTGGAATCAGTCGTAACAACCATGAAGAATGTGTAGCGCAGACTTTACTGGCAAGGCGTGGTGGTTTTGATGTGGAGACAGAGACGCCAGTTATTGCTCCGACTTTGCAAGCTAGTGACGGTGAAAAATGGGGCTGTAACCAATGGGTTGATGAGGGCAAGGCGATCATTCAACCTATTAGTTTTGGCGCCCAGATGTCTGTGCCACAGGTAGACGTTGATCTAATGCAGACACTCCAAGCCAAGAATCCGATGGCGGTGGCACAGCCAATCCACTACCGCAAAAGCCGCCGCGCACAATCCGTCAACGATCACGAAACATGGGTTGAGGATGCGGTTAGCAACACGCTCAACTGCTTTGACTTGGGCGATGTTCGTTCGACGGATGTAGTGGCGCAGCCTGTTACACAATTTGGCGAAATAGCGGGCAGTTTAACGGCACGTCACGACAGTTCGCCGTGCGCTGATCGTGGTCAGAATGTGGTGGCGCAACTAGTAGCTCCGTCGCTTACAGCAAGCAATGACCCAAGCCGCAGCCCGCAGAGCAGCGAGGTAACGCAACAAGTTGCAGCGATTCATGCTGCTGCCATGCAAGTTCGCCGCCTCACACCTGTTGAGTGCGAACGCCTGCAAGGTTTTCCCGACAACTACACCAACATCCCGTGGCGCAAGAAACCAGAGTCGCCAGATGGGCCACGCTATAAGGCGCTCGGCAACAGCATGGCCGTGCCGGTTATGCGCTGGATCGGGGAGCGGATTGCTGCGGTGGATGTTCTATGAGCCGCACCGCTTACCACCGTGCCTATTACTGGTCGCATATAAGCCAACGCCGTGCGTCTGCAAGGGCTTCACGGCGTAAGGCTAGGGAAAGGGCAGCGGTCATCAAGATCGTCTGTGAAGCCGTTACGGAGGCCAGAAACGACAAACCCCCGAGCGGGGGCAACGGGGGCTTGACGCGGCTGGTTGGCAGCCTTACGCTTGGGATGCTGTTTAAGCGTGATGGAAGTGTGACCGACTGTTCTAGTCCTGTCAAGCACCCCCACACGCTCGGCCTGTCTGGTCGGGGAAACCACGCGCAGATATGGCTTAAATCTAGACCGGGGCGGTGGGCCTCTAGACGCGCAGCGTATTGCTGGGAAGCGCGAACCACAACGGGGAAACCCGTCAAAAGTTGCCAGCAGCGGATGGCTCCGTCAGTCATAAATCCGCACGATCCCATTGAGGCGTTCCTACGTCTCAACCGTGCGGATTCACCATCAGTCATCAGGGTTTTAGAGGTGAAACATGGGAGATGAAACCCTTTATCCCAAAACTGAAGTAAGTCAGAAAGACCTCAACCTTCAGCATCAAGAAAAAAAAATACTAGATCATTGGGAAGAAAGTTTTAAGGACAACCCAGTTCAAAGACTCAAGTACCTTGACGCGCTGTTAGCCCGAACGACTGACCCTGACAAGGTAGAACGTATCAAGTGGCGTGTGGCAGAACTCATACGGGAGTCTGACGCACGCAGTATCCTTGGCGAACCGCACCTGGTAACGATGATTCGTTATTTTTACGGTGAGCGTGGTTTAGCGAGGTTGAAGGAACGTGCGCGTACCCCCGTTGAGCAAACCTAATTTGATATGGTGGAAAATATGGTTAATTCGGTGCATCAACGAGGCAAGAAGTGAGGAGAGCGGCGAGACGGGACGCGAACGACGGACTTATCAGTCAAGCGTTAAAAGCAGCCGGGTTCGTCGTCCACGATTACGCCTCCGCAGGTCACGTTCCCGACCGACTCATCACACGGACGCTACCTAATGGGGTGGAATGGGTGTGTTGGGTAGAGATCAAGACGGACAAGGGCAAGTTACGACCCTCGCAGGAACGCTTTGCAGCGATTTTTGAGGGGCGCGGTGAGTTTTACGTTGCCCGTGACCCTGAGACGACGGTTAGGGAGATGATGGATCGGTACTTGGCTGCGATTCGGCCTGAGTATCAGCGGTAAATAACGCTTTTCTTGCTCCCTTGTAATGCACGATGTAGGGATTGGGATGCTCAGGCAAAAACTCAGGCAGACAAGCGTAGTAATGCTCGGGCAGTTCCCCGACACGCCGAACTTTGGCGTATTCTCGCAAAACCTCCTGATCCCCGTACCACACGCGGTAATGCTCAGGCAGGGCAAAAAACATCTCGGCCATGTCTTCCCACGGTCGGGAGTCGGGCGTCACGGTGGCACAGCCGACGTAGGGGTACACCTCGTCCAGCGTCTTGCCTGCGTGTTCGGCGTAGGATTGCCCACGCTGATGGATATTAAACATCGCCTCTCGGTTAAACGTGCGGCGAGTCATCAGGATGTCAGCCCAGCCGAGGAGCGAAGTTGGCTCTATGGGACGACGCACGATCATGTCGGTGTCCATATAGAGCGCAGGGGCATCCAGCGACAAACTCGCAAAGGCATCAACGCGCCATTGCATGAGGTAACGCGGATCACCCGTGGTTGGCACCGTCCACGTCACGCCCTCTACGGTCGGGGTGTCATGGTCAGTAACTTGGATGACCTCTGCGCCAGCGTTATGGGCATGGATGGACGCGACCATCCGCGTCGGCCACGTCAGATCGTTTCCCACATGAAAAAATACAAAGGTTGCCATCCGAGAAACCTATCATGCTAAACATCAATCGCAAACACCTCTCCCGAGCCTTCTGGTCGCAAATTTGGCATCCCGTTGACCTGTCGCGCACCCGCGAATTAGAGGCGCTACGCGCTCAGGCGGCCTACGACACCGGCACAACCCCAGAATCGTCTCTAATCGCGTTAGCGTCGGTTGTACGGGCCGTCAAACCCAAGCGGGTCATTGAGATCGGCACGTTTATCGGCAAGTCCACGGCAATGTTGGCGATGAACGGCGCCGAGGTACACACCTGCGACATGAGTAACGATCTCAAACTTCCTGAATGGGTCGGTAATGTGAAGCAATATCACATGAGCAGCACCGATATGCTGGCGCAACTGACCGGCCCGTTTGATTTGATTTTTATCGACGGTCGGTTACGGAACGAAGATGCCGCGCATCTGACGCGATTGCTAACCCCCGAGGCTATCGTGGCGTTAGATGACTTTGAGGGGGTGGAAAAGGGGGTTGTCAATGCGATGAAGTTTGACCTTAAGAGGCGGCTTTTGATTTATCCTCCCGAGCGGGCGTTTACCGAACGCTACGCCCACGATGACAGCCAACTTGCGCTCATAATCCCAGGCTTGCACCTCACAGCGCAGTAAGATAACGTCGCAAGCGGAGGCGCTATGTCCCACAAAGATGCGGCAGAATTTGTTGGCGTGTTGTTGCACAGCAGCACGGCCACCCACTATTTACATTTGCACACAGCCAGTTATGCGGCTCATAAAGCACTCGGCCACTACTACGAAAACATCGTAAATTTGGCTGACAAATGGGCTGAAGCGTATCAAGGTCATTACGGAATTATCCCGTTAGATGATTACCCTGAAGGCTTCAAAGTGCAGCGCGACGCTGCCGCGTATGCAGAAAGCCTACTGAAGTTTGTCAAGGGTATTCGGACAGACCTGCCGAAAGACACCGACTTGCAGAACATCATTGACGAGATCGTGGGCGAAATCGCCGCGTTGTCGTACAAGTTGGAGCGATTTAAGTGACGCCAGAAGAACTGGCCGAAATGCTGCAATACTTGATGGAGCGCGATCAGGCGCTTCAGGGTGTGACGGATCAGCCCATGGCTGCGTCACCCGTGACTCAAATTGCGTCACCGATGACTCAATTGCCGCC